GACGAGCAGATCGAGTACTTCGATGGGATGCACACCCGCAACATCATCCTGAAGGCTCGGCAGCTCGGCTTCACCACTGAGTGCTGCATCATCCAGTTGGACGCGGCGCTATTTGAGTCGGCCAAGTGCGCGCTGATCGCTCACACCCTGAACGACGCCAAGCGCCTGTTCCGCGAGAAGGTGAAGTACGCCTACGACAACTTGCCGGCAGATATTCGCGCTGCCAACCCGGCGAGCAATGACGCCGCCGGTGAGTTGGTGTTCAGCAAGGGCGGCTCGCTCTACGTTTCCACGTCGTTCCGAGGCGGCACGCTGCGTTACCTGCATGTGTCTGAGTTCGGGAAGATCTGCGCCAAGTTTCCACACAAGGCCAGAGAGATCGTCACCGGTGCCTTCGAGGCTGTGGCCACCGATTGTTTCGTCACGATTGAGTCGACGGCGGAGGGCAGAGCGGGCTACTTCTTCGATTACTCGCAGAGTGCTGAGCGCCAACAACTGGCCGGCGTGCCTCTTGGCTTGCTGGACTGGAAGTTCTTCTTTTTCAGTTGGTGGAAGAACAAAGCCTACTGGCTTGCCCCCACTGACGTGGTAATCCCGCAGCGCCTGACCGATTACTTCAACGAGTTGCACGCCAAGCACGGGATCGTCACGAACGACGGTCAACGCGCCTGGTACGCGGCCAAGGAGAAGACACTCGGCGACGACATGAAGCGGGAATACCCGTCTCTGCCGGCCGAAGCCTTCCAGCAGTCGATTGAGGGCGCCTACTACGCCCAGCAGTTCACCAAGCTTTACGCCAGTCAGCGCGTGGGTGTGCTGCCGAACAACAGCCATTTGCCGGTGATGACTTTCTGGGATATCGGCGTCGGCGACTCCACGGCCATCTGGTTCGTGCGTCAGGTCGGCGAGGAATATCACATCATCGATTACTACGAGAACTCGGGTGAAGGTCTGCGCCACTACATGAAGGTACTGAAGGACCGTGGCTACACGTATTCAGAGCACTGGGGGCCGCACGACATCGATAACCGAGAGTTCGGCAGCGATGCAAAGACCCGCCGCGAACTGGCCCGTGAGGGCTACGAGATCGACGGACAGAAGTACTGCATGACGTTCCAGGTCGTTCCCAAGCTCGGCATCAACGATGGTATTGAACAGGCTCGCGAGATCCTGCCCAAGTGCGCCTTCGATGAATCCAAATGCGAGGAAGGAATCGCCTGCCTTGAGAACTACCGCAAGGAATGGGACGACAAGCGCGGCTGCTGGAAAGACAAACCGCTTCACGACTGGACGTCTCACGGCTCCGACGGATTCCGGTACTTCGCTGTCGCCAAGAGCGCAAGGAAGCCGGTCAAATCAATCAAAATGGGATTTGCACGCTAATGGCAGACGTCACCTACACCCGCCCGGAATACGACGCGGCACAGTCCCGTTGGCGGCTGGTGCGCGACGTGTGCAAAGGCTCCGAAACGGTCAAGGCCCGAGGCGATGTTTATCTGCCGAAGCCAAATGAACATGACACCAGCGTCGAGAACAGGGACCGCTACAAGGGTTATAAGCAACGTGCCGTGTTCTACAACGCCACCGGACGAACCAAACACAGCCTGGTGGGAGCGGTGTTCCGTACCTGGCCAACGCTCACTGTCCCCGGCGCCCTCGACTACGTGTCGAAGGACATCGACGGGCAGGGCGTAAGCGTCTACCAACAGTCGCAATCGGTCATCGGGCATCTGCTTGAAGTCGGCCGTCACGGTCTGCTGGTGGATTACGCCGCCGTTGAAACCGGGACTGTGAGCAAGGCAGATGAACAAGCAGGCCGGGCCCGGGCGAGTGTTGCCAGCTACCCAGCGGAAGCTATCAGGAACTGGAAAACTCGCAAGGTCGGTGGTCAGCACCTACTGAGCCTGGTTGTTCTGCGCGAAGAAGCTGACAAAGATTCAGATGACGGCTTCGGCAGTGAAAAGGTTGTGCAATACCGAGTGCTTCGCCTCGACGAGGCTGGTATCTACACGCAGGAAGTCTGGGAAGAGAGCAGCAGCGAAACAACGATGGTCATCGCGCCTTTCACTCCGTTGAATGGCCTCGGTCACCCGTGGAAGCTGATCCCGTTCCAATTCCTCGGCAGCGAGAACAACGACACCAGCATTGACGATTCGCCGCTATATTACATGGCCGTGCTCAACATCGGCCACTACTGCAACAGCGCGGACTACGAGGACACGGTTTGGTTTTCTGGTCAGCCTCAGTTCTGGATCTCTGGTCTCGATGAGGCTTGGCGCGACCATCTGGAAGCAAACGGCATCTACGTTGGCTCCCGGGCTCCACTGACGCTACCGGCCAATGGATCGTGTGGCTTTGCTCAGCCTGAGCCGAACACCCTCGTCAAAGAGGCCATGGACGCAAAGAAAGAGGACATGGTGTCGCTCGGCGCCCGACTCATCGAGCGGGGTAGCGCGGTGAAGACCGCAACCCAGGCCGACAACGACAGCGCCGCTGAACACAGCGTCTTGTCGCTGGTGGTCAGCAACGTCAGTGAGGCGTACAGCCAGTGCCTGGTCTGGATGGCTGAGTTCGTGAATGCACCGGGCGAAGCGCTCTACAAGCTCAATCAGGACTTCAGCCAGATCAGTCTCGACGCAACGATCCTCACAGCACTGTTCAACGCGGTGCAGGGCGGCAAGCTACCGGCGGGCGACTTCTGGCAGTACCTGCGCGATCGTGGGGTGATCGATCCCGAGAAGACCGACGATCAGATCCGCGACGAATTGGAAACAGAGAATCCGGTAATCGATCTGGGTGACGACGAGGTAATCCCGAATGGCGGCAAACCAAGCAATCCTTGATGCCACGATTCGCCACGCGGTTTTCCTCGAGCAACTGAAGTCGGGGGAGGTCGCCAAGTTCGGGCCTTTCCTCAAGGAGATTGACCGCTCGATCCGTGAGCGGCTGACCCGGACCGACCTGACGGATTACACCGTCGCTCGGCTGGAGCGGCTGCTGAGCGAAGTGGATAGCCTGCTGCTGGGCATCTTCAATCGGTACAGCGAGAAGCTGAGCCTCGACCTGGTCGATATCGCCAACTACGAAGCTGAGTTTGAAGCGACCAGCCTGACCCGGGCGGCACCGGTGGGCGTCTCGTTTGATGCGGCGGTGCCAGGTGCTGCTGCAATCAGGACGGCAATCCTCGGCAACCCGCTCAGCGTGCGCGGTGCGGATGGCGGCAAGCTGCTCAAGTCGTTCATTGATGGCTTCACCACCACCGAGCGACAACGCCTCACAGGCGCGATCCGGCAGGGCTTCTTCGAAGGCCAAACGAACTTCCAGATCATCAAGAACATTCGCGGGACCAAGGCGCTTCAGTACAACGACGGAATCCTGGCCACGACCAACCGCAACGCCGGCGCCGTAGTGCGGACAGCAGTGCAGCACGTCGCCACTCAGGCGCGCATGGAGACGCTGAAAGAGAACTCCGATGTCGTGCAGGCGGTGGAGTGGGTCAGCACGCTGGATACGAAGACGACCAGCCAATGCCGGTCTCTCGACAAGCAGCGCTTCAAGCTGACCGAAGGGCCGCGGCCACCGATCCACATTAACTGTCGATCAACGGTGGTGGCGGTGACCCGCTTCAGCGCTCTGTTTGCCAAGGACGCCACGCGGGCCTCCATCGGCGACGGTGGTGCGCAGCAGGTGAGGGCAGACCTCAGTTATTACGACTGGCTCAAGCAGCAGCCGGCGGCGTTTCAGGACAGGGCTATTGGGCCGGTCCGCGCAAAGCTGTTCCGTGAAGGCGGCCTGACTATCGAGCGATTCTCAGAGCTGCAGCTTGATCGCAATTTCAAACCGCTGACGCTTGTGCAGATGCGCGCTCTTGAGCCGCTGGCTTTCGAGCACGCCAAGATCTGAGGTGACAGTTACGCGAGATCGGCAGCCTTCTCAGCCACGATCGCCAGAGCGTTAACTGTGCGACTGAGGTATGGGTATTTCTTTTTGATGCGTACGAAGTAACCCGACTTTACGAGCGCTTCGACCACTTCTCCCGTTGCTTGCATGGTGTTCTTGTAGGGCGACGATGCAGGCAAGAAGTCGTGGCGAATGATTGGATCAAGAGTCATTCGTTGCTCTGGTGGGTACTGATCCAAGGACTGCGCGCGTTGGTTAATCGCCAAATCAGAAATCCCATTCTTCAGCAGGTGGCGAACCAAAGCGCGCACGTCGAGGTATGCGTCTGCGCCGCCGTAAGGAAGCTTAACTGTAAAATCTCCATCTACAAGGAGGTTTAGCGGTTGAACATCAATAATAGATTGGTTTTGCTCAGTCAGTTGGCGGTAATGATCAATGGAGAGTACCGCGAATACTGGATTTCCGAGGGTGTCGTGCAAAAATTGTACGCTGTTCATTATTGTATTCCTTTCCGTTGTTGTGGCTTCGCTGTAGAGAAATAATATCTACAATAAAGCTCGCTGTAAATCCTTCGTTGTAAAAAATAGAGGCCGGGCCTCTCTCAAGTTCCAGGGGAACGAAAATGCTCAAATTTCAAATAGACACCCTTGAAGGGGTGGATGAATCCGTGCGCGCTTTTTACACCGAGAAGGACGGCAAGTTCGTACTCGGCATCGAAGGTCTGCCACAACACGAAGACGTTTCGGGCCTGAAGTCCAAGGTTGAAGAACTGCTCGGCGAGAAGAAAGCTGCNGAGAAGGCCCGCAAAGATGCCGAGGATCAGGCTCGACTGGAGCGCGAAGAAACTGCCCGCAAGTCCGGCAACGTCGAAGAGCTNGAAAAGTCCTGGTCCGAAAAGTACACCCGCCGCGAAGCTGAGCTGAACGGCATGCTGGAACAGGAGCGTGGAACGCTGAGCACTCAGATCCGGGATCTGACTGTCGGCCGTACCGCTACTGATATCGCGTCTGCGCTGGCAATCCCGG